AACCGAGGAAGCAACCGAGGAAGCAACCGAGGAAACGGAAACAAAACCCCTGGAAGATGTAGACTATGTAGCGGTAATCGCTGCATTGCTTGCCGAGGCTCAACAGAACGGATTAGATCCCAAGAAGATTGCATCAAAAGCACTCGCGGAAATAGCGGACCCCAACCCTCTGGAAATTCCTGAGGCATTCCGCCGCTAGTGTTTCCTACAATATCCCCTGGTTTGACAATGGCCAGGGGGTATGATAGGACACACTAAAGGAGACAGGTGATGTTTATGTTATGGTTATTTTTTATTTCAAGTGTAGTTATGTTTTTTTATTGTTTATGGTTTTTAAAGGAGAACAAGTGATGTTAGTTAAAGAAGCAATACAATCTGGTAAGATATCCAAAGGCAACAGCAAGATGCCAGGGACATCATACGCTATAGATGCTTTCGCCTGTAAGACGGGGAGCAAGTTAGCAGAAATCAAGGGTACACCTTGTGCATCCTGCTATGCCCGGAAGCTACAAAAGCTACGCCCTAGCGTGAACCAGGGATACAAGTCTAACCTGGAGAAGTGGCAAAATGCTAGCCAACAAACCTGGATTGAAGCAATGGTTTTTCAAATCAATAGATCGGGGACCAAATATCATAGATGGTTTGATAGTGGGGACCTGCAATCACGGACCATGTTGGATAGTATTATTGAGGTGTGCAAACGCACCCCGAACGTGAAACATTGGCTACCTACGCAGGAACGAGACATCATACGTGGCGTAAATACACCGGACAACCTAGTGATCCGTCTATCGGGGAGCAAGGTCAATGGTCGTGCCCCTAATGCTGACAACACTAGCACGGTATTTGACAAACACGGGCAACCCATAGGCCAGGAATGCCTAGCCTACACTCGCGGGAATAATTGTGGGGATTGTAGGGCATGTTGGAGTCCGTCCGTCAAAAACGTATCGTACAAGAAACACTAAACCTGGGACCGTCCCAGAAAATTGGAGGTAAAACCATGACTAAAACCGCGAGATCATATGACGAGGCTATCGAATTGTTACGACTAAAAGATGAACAGAAGCAAGGTAAAAAAGGAGCTAGACAATGGACAAGAAATTTGGTATGGTGGATGTCGTCGCACTAGCGATGGCACTTGCGGCGGTAATCTTTTTTATAGAGGTGATAATCAAATGAAAAAAATAATACACATTAATCAACACGTTATCAAGGCAAACGCTAAGTCTGGAGAGCGTAACCCAGTGATCACGGTCAAGACGTACAAGTCAAACGACTACGGCCACACAGTAGAGGTTGACGGTCCCTGTAAAATAGTGTATAGTCCAGACAAGCCGCTGTCCTGCGGTGCCAAAGTATGGATTGAAACTCAAGCAAAGGTAACAGTAAAATGACAACACGCATATGGACAAAAACGGAGACGCAAGAGATTATCAAGGCGTTACGTTTAGCAGGGTACACCATCCCGCCAAAGAAGAACAGGTACTATAAAACCGAGGAGAAATACTCAAACAAAAACGGATCAGAACGTAGTTACTTTGTGGCACTTGACATGGGTGGAAATTACATGGTAAATTATCACCCTGAATTATTGATGGACCCGGAGGACGAACTCTATGGCATATAGCAGACAGAAACTAGTGGACCAGTGCATGAGTGCGGTTAGACGCATGGGGTACGACGAGTGGTGCTGGGCGATGGAGTGCAGGTACAATGTCATGCCGGATTGGTGGTGGAATCCCACTGAGAAAGACAAGAAGTATAAGCATTATGTTGCAACTGGTACATGGGGTGCTTGATATGTGGGAGAAAATTAGATTAGTTTTGTCGGATCACTGGGTATATTTTATCGTGACCTGGACCCTGATCTATATATCAGTGAGATTTTAAGGTAAGTAAAAGACAAGTAAAGGAAAAGAAAATGAGATGTAAAATTTGTGACGCTAAACTAAAGGACGGAGAATTACTTAAGCGTGATCTGTTCACAGGTTTACCTCTTGACACATGCGGAAAGTGCATGGGTTCAATAGGTGAGGCGGTAGCGGAGGACTTTGAGTACATAGACGATGTTAATATTATCTCAAAGATTCCGCTTGACAATGAGGAGAATGATCTATAGAATACTTAAGAAGCCTAGGGAATTAATCCTTTATATATTCATTAAAGTTATTTCCTAGGTATTCTTAAGACTGAGAGTGTCATGGGGGGAACCTAGCACTAGGTGAGCGAGACCTCATAGCACAAAGGCCTTACCTCTCTACCTTGTGTGGAGGCCGTACAGGGGTGACACTCTCAACCTTAAGAATATCTGGGATGGTCCCATAAAAAAGGAAGGAAGGTTATGTCTACCAAGAACAAGAGGCGGTCTTCTCCAAAGAATCGGAGGAATCCAGAGAAGGTTGTGATGGATAAGTACTATCACCCCAAAGCCTTCAGGTCCCGCAAGCGTACCCTGTCTGCTACTGATGCGGATAAGGAGATCAAGGAATACATGAGAGGTGAGCATGACTCGTAAAGCTATATGGTTTGCTGATGAGGCACCACGGATAGGCTCTGGCTACAGGATAGTCAACGTCAAGAAGAGGGGAAGGAAGTGGGTCTATCTTGAGTACTGGCCTGGGGGTTCCGAAGGTCACAAGATAAACGTGAGGCTCCGAAAGAGTGTATTCGAGAGGCTCGAAGAATTAACGGATCATCAACTAAAGATAGGAGGTACAGACTAATGGCTAAGAATCCAATGGGAAAGACGAGAGACGTAGACAATCCCTACGCCATATTTAGGTTCAAGGATTTTGAGATACGTGTTCTCAAGACTTATCAACTACCAAAGAATGAGGAGAAGAATATGTATGCACGTTGGTTTACTGCCGCTAAGTCACCCATGACCTATGGTCGCTGGGAGTATGGCGACACATACAAGCGAGAGGTGCTACCCTTTGAACAAATAGCGTCCTCTCCAGAGTACGACCAAGCCTATGGGAAAGACGGTAAACCTGTAGACTTGACACCTAGGCCTACGCATGGTAGTATATTAGCATAACCAATCAGACAGAAGGAGTTAAGATGAAAGCACAGACTAAACTTTTAATGGATCATTTTCAGGGTGGTCGTTCGATCTCTAACTACGAGGCCCGTGATCTCTATCGGATCGCCAGTCTACCTCGTAGGATCAGTGACCTTGAAGAAATGGGGATAGTCATTACCCGACAACGGAAGGTAGACCCCACGGGGAGACGTTATGTTCGCTATTCAATGCCCACCTCTAATCAACTAAAGGAGAACTATCTATGATTACCGAAGGTACAGTTGCATTTTCAAACCTCGCTGAGACTGAGCGTTACAATGGACAGGACACGGGCAAGTATTCCATCGTCCTCACTCTGGAACCTGACGAGGCGGCGAAGCTGGCCGAGACAGGGGTGAAGCTGAAGGAGTACAAGAACCAGCCCCAGCGCAAGTTTGTAACCAAGTTCCCTGGCTTCTCCGTCCTTGACGCTGACGGTGAGTCCATTGCCAAGTTCATCCCATATGGTTCTAGGGTGCGGGTAATGTGGGAACCCAGCAAACCACACCCTACTCACGGTGTTGCTCCGTACTTCAAGAAGATCAAGGTACTGGAGATGGCAGAGGGTGGTGACGGTGCAGACGACGAGGACTTTTAATGCTCCAGTCTAACTTCATAAGCAAGGCACCCTGCCCCTCCTGTCGTAGTAACGGAGAAGATAAGACGGGGGATAACCTCGCAGTCTACGATGACGGGCATGGGTACTGCTTTAAGTGCGGTCATATTGAGAGGGACGGGGGTGCAACTCCCCCTCCCACTGAAAACCTGGGACGGTCCCAGAAAACGAGAGGATTGGAAATGTCCGGCACATCAGGACCCATCAAGGATAGAAATATATCTCAACGAATAGTCGAGAAGTTTGGGGTAACTCTTGAGGACGACAAGCATCACTACCCCTACTATGACAAGGACACTGGCAACCTAGTGGGAACCAAGGTCCGTAATGTAAATGCAAAAGATTTTTATACCACCGGAACACTGGAAAACACTGGCTTGTTTGGTATGAGCCACTGGGCCAGCGGTGGTAAGTTCATCACGGTCACGGAGGGGGAACTAGATGCTCTCGCCGTGGCCGAGATGTTCGACGGCAAGTGGCCCGTGGTCAGCATCAAACGGGGTGCCTCCTCCGCATCCAAAGACATCAAGGAGAACCTTGAGTGGCTGGAGACATTCGATAAGGTGGTCATCTGTTTTGACAACGATGCCGCTGGACAGAAGGCCGCTGATGAGGTGGTCTCTCTGTTCTCTCCCAACAAGGCTAAGGTAGTACGTCTGCCCATGAAGGACGCCGCCGATATGCTGACGGCAGGGAGGGTGCAGGAGTTCGTCAAGTGCTGGTGGGACGCTAAGGAATACAAGCCAGCAGGAGTGGTCTCGCTGTCCGACGAGGTATGTTGGGATGCTTTTGTCACCCGTGGCAAGGCAGAGATCATACCCTTCCCTTCCACCTTCGGTACTCTCAACAAGATGATGAACGGTGGCATGGCCGCTGGTGAGGTCACGGTGATAGGTGCCTTGACCTCCGTAGGTAAGACTACCTTCGTCACCAACCTACTCTATGGTATGTACAAGGAGACCAACCGTAGGATCGGAGCGGTGTTCCTTGAGGCATCCATAGGTGAGATTACGGAGAACGTAGTGGGTGTAGTGGGTGGCACCAATATCAAGGTGATACCTGAGGAGGAGCGGGACTACAGTTCGTACCGCCCTCACTATGAGGAACTACAGGAGACCGACAGGATACACCTTGACGACCATGCCGGAGCCTCAGACATCGAGGACTTGTTCTCTCGTATGAGGTATCTAATCAAGGGTATGGACTGTGAAGTGTTGATTCTTGATCCACTACAGGCGGCAGTGCAGTCCAATGAGAACGGGATGATCGACTCCTTTATGGACAGGTGCCTGAAGCTGGCCAAGGAAACCAATGCGGCCATCATCATCGTGTCACACCTACGCAAGCCCAGCGTTAAGGACCCTCACGATGTCAACGAGTACGACATGAAGGGGTCCGGTTCGATCAATCAGATCGCATTCAATACCATACTCCTGAGCAGGGACAAGATGTCGGAGGACGACTACGCTAGGAACTGTACCAAGGTGCAGCTAGTGAAGTGCCGCCGCACGGGACGCACGGGACACGCTGGATGGCTGTACTATGAGGACGATACCTCCCGTATGGTAGCGGGTGTGGCACCTGAGGTACAGGAGGTGGCCCATGAAGAGTTCTAAAGAAGAGGGGGTGGGGATAGCAGGGACAATGGACCAGGATGTTCCCGTTGGGATGTTCAAGTGTAACTACTGTGGCTCTGTCCATGAGACCCCTGAGGTAGCCAAGGCAGTACCTATGCAGTTCTGGTGCAGTAAAGATTGCTGGGAGAAGGACAATGCCTAAAGTACCTGCTAGAAATCCTTATGATAGAAAACATCATTCAAGGCTGAGATCAAGAAGGGACTCTTATATTTTAAGAAAGACAGGAGGTACGTGTGAGTTGTGTAAAGATCACTGGCCTTCGGACATACTTTGTTTTCATCATCTTAATCCCGAAGATAAAGAGTTTGGTTTGGATGTAAGAAAATGGAGAGCTAAATATTTAACTAATGTCTTGAAGGAAGCTGATAAGTGTGCTATCTTATGTATGAACTGTCACGCTCTAGAACACAAAGCTCTAAACAGAGGTGAGACTTTAATCAATGACCCAGACGCTTATCTTAGATATAGAAACCACCGCTTTACAAAACAGCCAGACCTCTTCGATAGAGCGGATATGGATGATAGGAACGATGGACCTAGAGACGAAGATCAAGAAGAGTTTCCTTACGCCTTCGTTTAGTGACGCAACAGAGATACAGGAGTACATCAATGGATATTCTACTGTGGTTGGTCATAACATTATTGGGTTTGACAGTCCTGTAATGAACGACCTGTTGGGAATTACACTGCCTAACGTAGTTGATACCCTTGTTTTGTCCCGACTGTACAACCCTCAGATGGAGGGAGGACATTCACTCAGGGCATGGGGGGAGAGACTAGGGTTTCGGAAGGGAGATCACGACGACTGGTCTACCCTGTCGGATGAGATGATTGAGTACTGCGAGAGAGACTTGGACGTTACTGCCAAGCTGTACACTGAACTAACTGAAAAGCTGGAGGAGTTTCAGGGAGAGTCCATAGAACTAGAACATGAAGTGCAACGTATTATAACTAAGCAGGAGAACAATGGATGGGAACTAGATGTTGAACGAGCGTTTGATATACAGGCAAAACTTAAGCAGCGAAGCATGGAAGTGGAGAGGGAGGTTCATAAAAGGTTCACGCCTCTTGCGGTCTTCGATAAGGAGGTCACTCCCAAATATAACAAGGACGGAAGCCTTAGTGTGGTTGGGCTTAAGTTTCTTGGGGATCGGTATACTGATGTGGCTGGTCCATTTAGTAGAGTTTCTTTTCCCGAATTTAATCTAGGGTCAAGACAACAGATAGCCCGTCACCTACAGTTCTTTGGGTGGAAGCCTAAGTTGTTTACTGAGAAGGGACAGGCCATCGTAGACGAAGGAGTTTTATCCAGGGTTGATATACCTGAGGCCAAGCTAATCGCAGAGTATCTACTGATACAGAAGAGAACGGCACAGGTGCAGTCATGGATAGAAGCGGTAGAGGAGGATGGTAGGGTCCACGGTAGGGTCAACCCTATCGGTGCAGTGACGGGGCGTATGACACACAGCAGCCCCAACATGGCACAGGTCCCCGCCTCTTACTCTCCATACGGTACTGAATGCCGTGAGTGTTGGACAGTACCAAAAGGTTACAGGCTTGTGGGTATTGATGCCGCTGGCCTGGAGTTGAGAATGTTAGCCCACTACATGAATGATAAGGAGTACACAAATGAAGTCACAAATGGAGATGTCCATACAGCCAATCAAAAAGCTGCTGGACTTGCAACAAGAGACCTCGCTAAAACTTTTATCTATGCTTTCCTCTACGGCGCAGGAGACGCCAAAATCGGAACTATTGTTGGAGGTTCTAAGCGAGACGGAGCAAAACTTAAGGAGAAGTTTCTCTCTAACACACCGTCTCTTCGAGATTTACGCGAAAGGGTTTCACGATCTGCGCGGAGAGGATACCTCAAAGGACTCGACGGAAGAAAACTAGTACTGCGGAGTGAACACGCCGCCTTGAATACACTTCTACAGTCAGCAGGTGCAATAATAATGAAGAAGTCCTTGACGATACTTGATGAGTATGCTACAATACATAATATAGAGTACAAGTTTGTAGGTAATATTCACGATGAGTTTCAAGTGGAGGTCAAAGAGGACCAAGCAGAGAAGCTAGGCTGGCTGGCCGTAGAGTGTATCAAGGCTGCTGGAGATCGGATGTCGCTTAAATGCCCACTGGACGGAGAGTACAAGGTGGGACAATCGTGGGCAGAGACCCACTAATTTCTGGGACGATCCCAGAATATAGGAGAGTATAATGGAAAAGAACATGGATACCCTAGTCGAAGACATCTATACCCTCATGGTCAACAGAAACACTGGCGATGGTGTGGACGTTGAGGAGGAAATAGACAAATTCGGAGAGGCCATGAAGGAAATCATGCGTAAGGAGTTCCTTCCAGGTGGACGTAGGGACGGTAGGAAACTACGCCTTTCCTCAGTGGGTAAAAATGATCTTATCCAATGGTTCTCCTACAACGGCTACAGGGGTGAGCGTATCCAACCCCACACTCTTATCAAGTTTATGTATGGTCACATGATTGAGGAGATGATCCTGCTTCTTGTCCGTCTCACCGGACACAAGGTAACGGATGAACAGAAGGAAGTGTCCGTTGGTGGAGTCAGGGGTCACATGGACTGTAAGATTGATGGCACTGTGGTTGATGTTAAGTCCACTACTAAGTTTGGTTTAATGAAGTTTAACGATAGAACCCTAGCCGCAAAAGATGACTTTGGTTATGTCGATCAGATCAAAGCATACGCCCATGCGGAGGGAGATCGTAAGTGGGCATGGCTTGCTATGGACAGAGACAGCGGTAAGCTGGCTGTTCTTGAGTATGACTTGGACAACACAAGTGATCCTATGTACGAGCATTTCTCAGGGGATATTGAGGAAAGGATTGAGCATGTAAAAAAGTCTGTAAAGCAGGAAGACCGACCTTCAAGATGCTATTCTCCCGAAGAGGATGGGAAGTCAGGCAACTTAAAACTGTGTACTACCTGCTCTTATTGCCAGTACAAAAAGTTTTGTTATCCAGAAGTCCGCGCATTTCACACTGGCTCAGGTCCAAAGTTTTTAACTACCGTAGTAAACGTCCCTAAGAACCGTCAGGGTAAACCTTATCCTGAAATTAACCTAGATGAATAGGAGAATACAATGATTGAATTTAAAGTTATCAACACCCCACGCCATGACCGTTTCGAGCAACAGGTAACTGAGTTACTTAATGACGGGTGGACCCTACACGGAACACCCTTTGTGGCTCAGACAGGAGGTATGACCCAGGCCCTTACAAAAGAAACCAAGGTAAAGAAGAGTGCCTCCAAAGTATCGGAATAAGTTCGAGGAGACAGCAGGTCTCTTACTGAAGAAGTACTGTAAGTATGAATCAGAGAAGGTCCCTTATGTCATCCACAAGAATTACATCCCTGACTTTGTAGGGAGAAACGATAAGAACAAAATAGATATTCTTGTGGAGGCTAAGGGATACTTCAGAGTCGGTGACACACAGAAGTACAAAGCAATACGGGACAGTCTACCAAAGAAAAGACAGTTAGTTTTTCTTCTGTATAACCCAAACAAAAAACTAAGGAAGGGAAGTAAAATGAATATGTCAGAATGGTGTGATAAGGAAGGGTTCAAGTGGTACACATTGGAGGACATTACCGATGCCTTTATCAAATGAACAGTTCATTCGGAGACTTGCAGCTATTACTGATCCTGAATTTCTTTGTGACTTTCTGGACATTACCAGTGAAGATATCCTTGAGAGATTTGAGGACATAGTTGAGGACACTATGGATAACCTGCGACGAGAGTTTGATGTTGACATTCAAGATGAAGAGGAGTATAATAATGAATAGGAATGAAGTTCTTAGAGAAGCTCAGACTATCTTAAATGGCCAACGTGCCAACGACTATGGAGATGCTTACGACAATCACAAACGTATTGCTGCTCTATGGAACACATACCTAGACGAAGAGTACGGACTAAAACCAGAGGACGTTGCAGTTATGATGATACTTCTTAAGGTAGCTAGGTTAGTTCATAAGCATACTTCGGATAGCTTTGTGGACATAGCAGGGTATGCTGCTCTAGCAGAAGAAATGTCCAGTACTGAAAATGTTATTGAGTTTACCCCTGAAAGGTAGCGCACATGGATATGGATTTAGAAGAACAGTATTTTGCTGAGTTAGTAGATGAGGAAGAGTTACCTCCTGAGTTTTATTCTTGGTTAAAAGACTTATCAAAACTTAATAACAGAAAGACTTCTTTTTTTATAGCTCTTGCACTGGAAGAAATGTTTATAAGGTTTACTCAGGGTCCTGATTTCCCTGAGGAACATGCCATAACCCATCACTAAGGAAACTAAATATGTACGGAAGAAACTCAGTAGGACCACAAGTTAAACCTTGCGATGACCTCCATGCCATGAAGTATCGGTTGGCTAATGAGAGCTTTGAGGAGGCCATCAGTAGACAAGCGGGAGCAATGTCAGATGATGAAGAACATCGTAAATCGTATAAAGAAATTACTATGGACATGCGGTTCCTTCCTGCGGGGAGAGTCCAGTCCGCAATGGGAAGTCCTAGGAATGTTACAGCACTCAATTGTTTTGTTAGTGGGTCTATTGAAGACTCTATGGACTCGATCATGCAAAGAGCCAGTGAAGCTGCTGAGACGATGCGTAGAGGAGGCGGGATTGGCTATGATTTCAGTCTTATTCGCCCTAGCGGTGATCGTATTGTTTCTCTTGACAGTTCCGCTAGTGGGCCTGTATCTTTTATGCACATCTTTGATGCAGTCTGCCGAACGATTGTCTCAGCGGGACATAGACGAGGGGCTATGATGGCAGTGCTTCGAGTGGACCACCCTGATATTGAGGAGTTCATTCGAGCAAAGAAGAACGACAAGGACTTGACCAACTTCAACATCTCCGTAGGTGTTACCGATGAGTTTATGAGAGCAGTAGAGAAGGACGGAGACTTTGACCTTAAGTTTAGTGGTAAGGTCTACAACACAATCAACGCCCGTATGTTGTGGGACGAGATCATGCGTAACAACTGGGACTGGGCAGAGCCAGGGGTCATCTTCATTGACCGTGTTAATGAGGACAATCCTCTATGGTACTGTGAGGACATTGATGCCACTAACCCCTGTGGTGAACAACCTCTACCTCCCTTTGGTGCCTGTCTTCTGGGGTCCTTTAATCTTCCACGGTACATCACTCCCGACTTTGAGTTTGACTACGAACAGTTCAATGCAGATGTTCCCCATGTTGTACGTGCTATGGATAACGTCATTGATCGTACACAGTACCCCCTTGAGGAGCAGCGTAAGGAGCATCAGAGGACCCGTAGGATAGGCATAGGGATCACTGGCCTAGCCAACGCCTTCACTCTTATGGACCTCTCCTATGGCTCTCCTGAGTCCGTTAAGTTTACCAAGAAGATTATGAAGACGCTGACCCATGCCTGTTACGAGGCAAGCTCAGACCTTGCAGTGGAGAAGGGATCATTCCCTAAGTTCAAGGAGACGGGGTATTTGGAGAGTGGTTTTGTATCTAAGTTTCCTGAAGAACTAAAGGCAAAGATTAAGAAGCAGGGCATGAGAAACAGTCACTTGATTTCCATAGCACCCACAGGAACCATCAGCTTTACCGCCGACAACGTAAGCAGCGGGATTGAACCTGTGTTTGCCTTGGAGTACGACAGGACTGTACAGTTACCAGAAGGTCCCGTCATTATGAAGATGAAGGACTACGTACATGACAAGTATAATCTACAGGGTGAGGTAGCCAACGACCTGTCAGTAGACGACCACCTTGCCATTCAGATCGCAGTGCAGCCCTTCGTAGACAGTGCGTGTTCCAAGACTATCAACGTAGGGGACGCAGTAACCTTTGATGAGTTTAAGGATGTGTACATGAAGGGATGGAAGGGTAAGCTAAAGGGTGTGACTACCTTTAGACTGGCAGGTAAACGCTATGGTATTCTTAATGTGGCCGATGAACCACAGACAGAAGGTGCCGCCTGTTACATTGACCCCGAGACTGGTACAAAAGAATGCGGTTAAAGAGAATTAAGTACTGGTTTAGGTGGGGCTTGAGATGCTGGTGGAGACACACGGTTCACTTTAGGAATTGGGCAGAAGGTAAGAATAAAAATATTCCTAAGTATCTCTCTGGAAAATCTAACGACTCCTAACAACGTCTAGGCCGCAACGGGAGCAGATAAACCTGCTTTCGTTGCTTCCTGGATTCTTATGACCAAACACAAAGCAGATAAGTTTGATAATTTTCTGTTTCATTATGCCTTTCTTTTCTTTCCTGATGCAGTTACTGACCACTTAACTTTAGATGGACCAGTCTTTTTACGTGCCTCTGACTTGGACACACGGGACGCTACGGCCTTAGGACGGCAAGCAGGGTACGCTCTCTTGTCGTTCTTACCGCTACGTCCACAAGGTTTGCCAGTCTTGACGTCAACCCACTCTTCGTCAAACCACTTACCAAGACCACCCTTCTTAGCCACGTTTCTTTGCCTTTACCTTGGCCGTCTTTGATAGGTCTCCAAAGTGGTACAAACGTTTGCTAGTCTTGCCGTGAGTTTTACCTGAGTGTAGCTGACCGTTGGGCATCTTGTGCATCCCGCCCTTGTGTTCAGTCCCGTCTTTGAAGTAATGCTTTACACCTTTAGCCATTATGCTTTCCTCTTCTTTTTCTTCTTAACTCTATTGTCCGTCCCTCTCCGGGTTCCCCCCATTCTTTTGTATTCCTTAGCAGCCCAAGCGTTAGCATAGGCACTGGGGTACACTTTAAATTTCTTCTTGGCTTTGGCCTTAGCTCTGGACCACTTGCCGGGATCATTAGGTATCGAAGCCATTACTGCTGCCCCTCTTCTTCTCTTGTTAAAGGTCTTCCTACTCTTGACGGTCCAAAAATAACAGCTTCTTTAAATAACCCACCAAAATCTCTAGCGGTTGGTTGTAAGTTAGCGACTGCTTGGGCTCTTCCCCACTGTTCTCTTGTTTTAAAACCAGCGGGTATCTTTCCTGAAAGATTTACACCGGGAATCTTTTTATAATTTTCTATAGCCTTTTGCTCTGCCTGTTGTTTTTTCTTTTGAAATTTATTTTTAGCTCTAACTTGAGTAGCCGTAAGTTTTTTACCCTTAACTAAGTCATAGACAATAGGTTCTGAAACATTCATGTATCTGTCTGCTCCAGGTAACTTACCTATTTCATCTGTTATTTTTCTTACTCTTTCTGGAAGCCTTCCTAAATCATGTTCATCGTTAACAATTGTAGTTACTTGTCCTCTTTTGTTTATGGCAGACATGTAATTTACACCGCCTAATTCCCAAGCATCCGATTTGCCCGCTCCAGTTATAATTGCAGGTTTTCCTTTAAGAACTGCATCTGGATTTAAAACATTTACCCCTGCTTTTTCTAACTTATTTAAAAATGTTTTGTCGGAGTTATATCCTTTTCCACCAGAAAAAACTCCTTCTTTAATGTTGTTTAAACTTAGATTACCATACACTTTTGCTGACATTCCAGGGTCTAACTCTCCTGCTGATCCCGTGTGAACTTTTCTTATGTTCATTTGATAATTTTTTTTAGGATTCATTCCTATTCCTGGATGAGTTTTTATTTTGTTAAAAATCTCTTCAACTCCTTCTCTTCCAATACCAGTAGGAACTAAATCTTCTACCGTATCAAAGTAATCTTTAGAATTAAAAGATTTAAAAGTTTTAACATGGTCAA